GGTTCATCCTTGCGCCTGGTCGGTCTCATCCGGCCATCCTTTGGTGACATCTATTGCAGTGATTTCGTCTGCGGTTGTGGCGGCTGTTATGGCGTCCTTGAGGTTTCGTGCGTGGATGCGTCTTGCGGTCTGCCATGTGGAGAGCGCCTGTGCGAGGCTGGTCATATCCCCGGGCGTCATGGGCACCTGGTTGTTTGCGGCATCGATCCAGACATAATCGGAAGGCCAGTCTTCCGGTTCTCTGGTTCGCAGTGTGGCTGCGGTTATTGCGGCGGCACTGTCGGTATCGCCCTGCCAGATGCGGTTTGCGTGTGTGAATGTCTTGCGGTTTTCCACCTGTTCGGCCAGTTCGGCGAGTTTGATGTTGCGGGCTGTTTCGCGGGCCTGGCGGGTGGCTTCGTCGACGATGGTTTGCCATGCGGGTTTGTGCGGGGCTTCGGCGTCTCTTCGGCCATGGATATCGGGGAGGGCTGCGGCTGCGAACTGTGGCGGGTTCCAGTTGTAGGCGTCCCACATCTTTCCGGTGATGGTCTTTGGCGGTTCGGTGTCTTCGGGAAAGGCTGTCCATGGCAGGATGCCGTGGGGCAGGATGAGGCCGGCATCGCACAGGGCCAGAAGGGCTTGTGTGAAGGCGGGCCAGGTAAGGGCTTGTGTCATGGCTTGTGTCATGGCGTGTGTCATGGGGGGTGGTTTCCGTATCAGGCAAAGGGTCGGGTTTCGCGGGCGGCAAGGGTGAAGGTGGCTTCAAGTTTATTGACGGTTGTCCTGCGTCGCCCGTCGGTCACTTCGACGGCCGCGCCGGCTCGCAGGGACAGCCGTCGCTGCTGGCCGACGGGGGTGAGATGGGCGGGCAGGACCGCCTCGATCAGGGATGCCTGCACCGGTCCGGTGTAGTTTACCTGCCGGGTTGTGATCACCGTGTTGTCAAGCAGGATTTCGACCCGCAGCGTGATGCTGTAGCTGTTGTCGGTGTATCCGGTAATACGTTCAAAACCCGTGCGGCTCTCGTATTCCCTGTCATATATCGGGAACCGCTGATAGGAAAACGCCAGCACCAGGTCGAGGCTGTAGCGCATCACTTCGTGCGCATGATCTCGCCGCACCACGATATCGGAGCCGCCATCGATGCGTGGCGGGGTGATGAGGTTGCGGACATGCGTGCCTGTGGGGTGGTTGCTGCCGTAGGCAAGCTGCCAGCGCCCGCCGACTGCGACATCACCGAGCAGGTTTTCATCGAGATGTGAAAGCGTGATGAGGTTTGGTCCAAGCTGGAGGCCACCGGTAATGATCGCCTGATCGGTTCTCATGTGCCGGGCTTCGATCTGGTTTGCGGCGAATGCATTGGCAAGGAGTGTGCCGGGCACAACGGTATTGCCGTTGATGACATGGTCTACCGGGGTCCATTGAGTGCCTGACCATGCGCGGGTTTCGGCCCATCCACCGGCGCTGTCGGTAAGGGTGACCACGTCACCTGTAACATTATCGCCAGGGGTTGCATCATTGGCAATTGTGTTGATCCAGCCGCGTGCACTGACGCTGCGCGAGTACACGCCTGCCCCGCGTGTGCCGTCTGTTCCGTCACGGCCGGGATCGCCCTGATCGCCATCGCTTGCATATCTGGCCCAGAGTTCGGGTCGGGAGAAGGCGCTCCAGTTTCCGGGGGCTCCCCTTCGCCGCGCGACCCACAGCCATGGCTCATCCTCGGTCACGCTTACGGGGTTGTCGGACCAGTTCTCGGGGACGTAATCGGCTGCATCGGCCGGGTTGGCGTGCGGGTCGGTTGCGGGACCGTCTGGCGGGGTGAGGGTGAGTGTCATGCCTGTGATGTTGTCGCGGCCGCCGATATTGTAGAAATATGTCCGGAAGTCGAAGGTCTCGCCGGCGGCAATCGTGATGTCGATATGTTCATCTGCGTTGTGGCTTTGCGCGGTCACGCCGCCGCCTGCGAGGTCCCAGTCGGCACCATTGTCGGGGGCCCCGTCAATGGCGATGCGCCAGGAGCCGCCGCGTCCTTCAGGCGCGGTGAAGCGGAACCATGTGGGTGTCCGTGGCGCGCCCGGCGGGTCGATGCCGCGCAGGAGGGGATGGATATCGAGTTCCTGGATGTTGAGCGGTGTGGTCAGGACATAGGGATCGGCCTGCGTCCCCGTGCCGGTGATGCCGGGTGGCGGGGGTGGTTGCGCCGTTGCGGTGCGGGTGAATATCATCTCGACACCGGCGCCGTCCTGGCCGTCTTCACCTGGCACCCCATCAGTTCCGTCACGGCTGTATCTGGCCCATTGTGCTGGCGTGGAGAACGCCCCCCAGTTGCCGCTGGAGCCCTTGCGCTGGCAGGCCCACATACAGGGCAGGTTTGCAGTGACATCTGCCGGATCATCAGACCATCCGGAGGGTATGTGATCGTCGATACGCCGCTCTGCGGCTGTGGTGTGTGGGGTATCGGGCCGGACAGGCGTCGTTGTGCCACGGAAGATGAACTCGATGCCGGGGCCGTCGCGACCGGGCGTACCCTTGTCTCCTTTTGCGCCGGGTTGCCCATCGGCACCGTCCTGGCCGTCTGCACCGGGCGCACCATCGAGGCCGTCTTCACCTGGCTCACCATCAGCTCCGAGTGTTGACCACAGTGCCGGTGCGCTCCATCGGGTCCAGGGGCCGCCGCCGGTTCGCCCCTTGCGTTCGGTGATCCACTGGAAAGGGGTGGCGTCAGTGAGGCTGACGGGGGTGCGGGACCATCCCCGGGGGATATTGGTGTCGCTGTTCCTGCCGGCCCAGCCCCGTGGCGGCGGGGTCTCGTCTGCTGTTGCACGAAAGGCGTACTGGGTGGCGGGCAGTTTGACCGCCTCGGGCAGGTCGACGGGACCGGTGAAGGCGGGCTGTCCCGGCACGCCGTCCCTGTCGACGGCGGCGATTGCGAAGTGCCATCGGCCTTCCGGTGGCAGGCGGGTCTCGAATGGCAACGCGGTAATGCGGCCTGCAACCAGCGGGGCAAGTGCGGCCCATGTGGCCTCGGTGCGGGTCTCCCCGTCATCGGCAGAACGATAGCGCAGTTGATAGCCGGCGACACGTTTGTTGGGGGGTGGGGTGGCGTCAAAACGGCGGGAGCCGTCGCTCGCCAGTTCTACGCGGAAGTTTCCGGGGGCGGCGATCGGGACGGTCCTCTCGCCGATGATCTCATGGGTGGTGGTGAAGGTCGGTCCGACGGGTGCGGCGCGGGAGCCGGGCGTGATCTCGATGTCGATAACGCTGCCGGGGCCATCGTCGGTGGTCCAGCCATATGTGGTTGCAGCCAGGGCGTCATCGCCGACCACGCGCCAGCCATGGCTGTCGCGCGCGCGGATGGTTGCTCCCTGCCATGGCCCGGCGACGGTCAGTCGCAGGGTGATTTCCGCCGACCCGTCGGGGCGTGTGCGGTCGGTGACATGGGCTGCCAGCACAGCCGCGTCTTGCCGGGCCGGCAGGGGCAGGGGTGCGGTGAGATCGGCGGTTGCGGCATTGTGCCATTCAGCAACTTCATCGATTGCCTCGAGCCGGATGCGGGAGCCGGAGACCGGCGTGAAGGAGACGATCCTGACCGGCGCGGGCGGGGCATCACCGGGATAAACGCGCCAGATGACGTCGCCGGGTCCGGTTTCGGGTGCAAGCCAGTCCTGCGGCAGGGGTGTGTCGGGACGGATATATGTGCCGTCTGCTGTTATGTCTGTGGTGATCCGGCGGGTGATCAGCCGTCCATCGGCCAGCCGCAGCATGGCATGCCATGTCTGGTCTTCGGGGATTTCAAACGTGTGCCCCAGATTCCATCTTTCTCCCTCTCGGTGCGGCTGGCCGGTCTCCTCATCTGCGGGCAGAACGTCTGCGAGCCTTCCGGTAATGCCGCCATCGATGAGCGAATGGGTCAGGCGCACGACATCGCCGCGGGCGATTGCCATGCCTTCTGCTTCCATCTCCCAGCTGATGCGGCGGCGATGATAAAGCTGTCGGGCGGCCTGCAGATTGGCCTCCACGGCGGCCTGCTCGGGATCGGTGACGCCGGAAAGCGTGAGTGTGGCGGTGCGTGTGGGCGTTGTCACACCCGGCATGGTGCGGCGCAGTGTCTGGTATTGCCAGTCGGCCTGCGGGTCGATATAGCGCACCGCGATCTCATCGGCGGGCTCGGTGCCCGACCAGGTGATCTCAAGGGAGCCCTGCACGATATTGCCGGGTGTAATGAGGGCGGTGACCGGCGTTGCGGGATCATCCCATACAACCCCCAGCCTGCCGCTTGCCCAGGTCATGCTGGCACGCCCGCATTGGCAGATGGTGCGCAGGATATCGACGGACGCCTGTTTGCGGTCGATGACGAGATTGCAGGTAAGACTGTTTGCTTCACACCACGCAGCCCAGGCCCTGATGGCATCAAGATCAATGCGCGCGTCAGCCAGTCCCAGCCCCCATGCGAGGCGGCTGTCGATGAAACCGCCGCGCAGAAATGCGAGCAGTATCCAGGCCGGGTTGGCGGTGGCGCGGGGTCGGGCGTGCCGCGCGCTTGCTGCGGGCAGATGGTGTTCGACAACAGCATGGACGGCGGGCAATTGCCCGGAAGCCTGTGCGGATGCGGGCAGGCGCAGACGCACCCGGGTACGGCCGGTATAATCGGCCGTGTCGGGCTGGAAGGAGCGCAGCGCCGTCCAGGCCAGTTCATCGACCTCATTGGCCTCGGTGGAGGGTGCACTCAGGCGGCGCACGCGAACCTCCCACTCGGCTTCAGCACCCGGATTGATGGCAATCGTGCGGCGGATCGCATCGCGCGGGCTTGTCCGCGAACCGGCAAGGGTTTCGACGCGGGTGGTCCAGTCTTCCCGCACACCGATCCTGCGATAGCTGATTTCCACGTCGCGGGCCAGGGCGTAATTGTTGCCGGATTCGCGGTTGACCCCGAAGAGCCGCCCGGTAATGTCGATATCGATGCGGTTGGTCCGGGCGCTGGAGCGGCGGATCACGGGCGTTGTGTCCTCAAGGGCTGCACCCTGGGTGGTGTCCACATTGGCAGGCCATGCCGGATCGGGGCCGGTAAGGATGGTGGCGGCAGCGCCTGGAAAGTCGGCAAGCGGCTGATTGCCGATGCGCAGGTCAGCGATCTCGAAATGCAGATTGCCGAGCCCGAACTCAAGGCTCATGTTCAGAAACTGATCATCGCCCTCAAACTCGGTCCAGGGTTTGGCACCGAGGTCGGGAAAGACGCGGTGGCGGCCGAAGGTCAGGAGCAGCGGCTCATAGGGCCGCGCACGGTTGGAGCCGCCGCTTAACGAGTAATCGGTGCGTGCGGGGGCGGATTGATCAAGCCCTTCGGGCTCGCGCACGGGCACAAGCGCGTTGATGATCAGCCCGCCGGCTGCATGAACCGCGGCTGACGCGAGCGAACCAAGCAGGCCCGCATTGGAGAGCCCTGCTGCCGTCGCACTGGAAGTGACGGCAGCGCCAACCCAGCCACCAACAGCAATGGTGGCAAGCGTCAGGATGACGGCAAGGGGATTGGAATCATCACCGCCCTCAAGGCGCGCGCGCAGGGTGAGACGTTCGCCGCCGGTGAGCCTGGTTACAGGCCATCGGGCCTGCGGCAGCATGGCCCCGTCCAGGGTGACGGCAACCGGGCATGCGCCGCGGTCCGGCCAGACCCGGTCGAGTGCCTGTGCCACGCTCATCGGGCCGCTCACGGGCAGGGTGATGTGCGGCACCCGACCCTCGGCGGTCAGCGGATGGGGCCACAGATCGGCATGGACACGGTTGTCGTCTGATGCGTTCCCGGGGGCGTTCAAAGGGATGTTTTCAGGGGCGTTTAAAGGCGGTTTGAAGGCTGGTTTATCTGCCATTAAAGACCCTCCCAGCGATACAGGCCCGCACATTCCAGCCCGCGCGGGCGCAAATCGCGCAACCGGTTGAGCACGGTACCGATCCCCGCCCGCCAGTGCAGGACGGCGGGACCGGTGATGTCCGCATAAAGTCCGATGTGATGGCCGATACCGGACCGGCGCCCCGCAGCACGCATCAGCACACCGTCGCCATCGCGCGGAACCTCGCCCTTTGCAAGCGGGCGGGCGATTGTGCCGGCGATCGCATTGCTGATTGCCGCGTCATTGGTGCGGATTGATCCCGGGGCAGCAGGCAGGGTGATCTGCAATCCGAACTCGGCAGCCAGCACATGGGCGGCGAGATCAGCGCAATCGGTGGCAGGATGTCCGATCCAGCGATCTGTCCAGTGCTGCACCATCAGAACAATCCCGGGCTGGTGGCGGGGTCGTGGCGCACGGTGACGGCTGGTCGGCCGACAAGCGGATCAAAGCCCAGCCGTGCGGTAACCTGGCGGCTGTGCGCGGTAATCGAGAGCACGTCCATCGTCACATCATAATCGGGTGCGGCAACGCGGGCCGTGCCGCGTGCCGTGACGATCATCACCCGCACGGTAATGCCATGGATGCCGGCAGGCGTGGCACGGGCCTGTTCAATCCAGCGGGTGATCTCGCGCCCGACATTGTCGATCACCAGTTCGGCGGACGGAACCCGGTCGGGCTCATCCCTGGCAATGCGTGCGCCGAATTGAAGCGCTATGTATTTGCGCCCTGCAATCACCCGGTCACGGGCGTCATTGATGATACGCACCCGGCGGCTTAACCCGCCATGGGAAATTTCCAGGGCGGCCAATTGGCTGTCAGCAGGCGAGCGTGCGGTGCGGGCGGGGCCCGACCTGACACGACCGGACATTGCCTGATCTGAACCTGTCTGATCTGAAGGTGTTGCGGTCATGTTGTCTCAAGCTCCAGTTCAAGTTGCCAGATACGTGCACCTGAAGACGAAACCTGCCCCCGGTAGCTGATCCCGCCATCACCGCCGACCACCCGCATGGAGGAAGGCACGCCCTGCTCATCGGGAAAGTCGAACGGGCGATGGGCATGGGCGGCTGCCCAGTCACGGAAACGGGCGAGATCTGCGTCGGCATCCCTTGCCTGCCCACCCTCCCCTGAGCCAGTAAGGAAGGCTCGAACATGGCGGCGTGCGGGCGCAGCAGTAAAGCGGCGCACCTGGCGCACCGCCCCATCCTCGAACGTGGTGCGCTCGGTAACGGTAACCGGCAGGATCTGCCGTTCGGGATCGATCTTCGCATAAGCGGGCCAGACTGAAGCGGTCATCCGTAAAGCGCCTCCCTTGAGCCGCCGAGCCGCGCGCGCAGCGCCTGTGTCATCGGCCCGTTGGTGGCAGCATCCTCCAGAAAGAGGCCGACGACCATGCGACCGAGATCAAAGCGGGCCTCGGCTGATGCAATACGCTGCGGTGTGCCCTGCGTGGTGAGATTGACCTCGACGGGAACCGGGCCGGATGCCGCAGGGGCGGGAGCATGCGCAAGGGAAAGGGCCGGAATATCCGCCCCGCGCAATCCCGGCACTCCGGGAACGCCTGCAACCCCGCCCGTATGATAGCGCGCTGCCTCCGCCAGGATTTCGAGCGCCCGGGCCCGATCAGAACCGCCTGAAGCCTGGCCCAGAATGGCGCGCGATTGCGCCGAGGTCAGCACCGCCTCACCCTCCATCAGGACGGCAGGCACTTCACCGGGACCCAGAGCACCCGGACGCCCCGGATTGCCGGGACCACCATATGCAATGCCCGGCATATGGGCTGCTGCCTTCGGCACGCCGCCGCCATGGAAGATGGGCCGCGGCGTGGGGACCGGGATGCGGCCGGACGTGCCGCCGCCAAACAGCCCCGCGAACAGGTTTCCGAACAGCCCTCCGGACAGACCCCCCGATCCCCCACCCACCGCCTGCGACAGGGCAGCGGCCAGCGGGCCGGTAATCTGCTGGCGAATGGCGATGCGGGCAATGTCGGCGACAATTGAATTGACCAGATCACCAAACGACGCCTTGCCGGTGGTGACAAACTGCACAAGGGCATCCTCAAGCCCCTTGAATGCGGACCCCCAGGCCTCGGCGATCTCATCGCGCGTGTCGATCGCATCCTTTGCATAGTCGGACAACGTATCGGAAAGCGCTCTCTCCAGCGCCCGGGCTTCCTTGCGTGTCTTCTCCATCTCGCGGCGCAGCCTTGCCGCCTCACGCATGGCACCGGAGGTTCCCGCCCGCGCCGCCTTGTCCATGTCGCGCAACCGCTCGGCAAGCCGTGCGGTCTCCGCCTCAACCTCGGCCGTGGCCGCCGCCTGTTCGTGCAAATGGGCGGTACGATCGCGCGCCTCCCCGGCGGTGAGACCCGAAGCGGTGTAGTCGCGCTCGACCGGCTCGATCTCGCGCCTGGAGCGCAACAGGCTCAACTGCCGTGCCCGCTCAACCGGGTCATCGCGGTATTTGATGCGCAGTTGCACTTCTTCAAGCCGCTCCCCGGCCGATGTGCCGAAACGGTCAAGTTCACGCCCCGCCTCGCGCAATTGATCCGCCAGCCGTTCGGCCATCAGCACACCCGACTGAAGCCCAGGTGCGATTTGCTCACCCGCGCCGGCAAGCTTCAGCACCTGATCCTCGGCATCCAGCACCCGGGCAATAAAGGCGTCAAGGGCCGCGCGCTGTTCGGTACTCTGATCCCGGGCTGCCGCACCTGTGGCCACAAGCGCCTCGCGCAGCCGGGCCAACGCCGCGCTTTGTGCGTCCGGGCCCTCGGCTCGCCTTACCGCCTGCAAGGCCTCAACCAGAGTGCGTGCGGCCTGTGACGTGATATTGAACTTCCCGGCAAGGTCTGCTGCCCCGGTCAGCCGATCGAACTGCGCCTCAAAGGCGTCAGCACCCAGCGCAAACAGGCTGACAAGCCTTTCGAGAACCGCGTCTGTCTCCTGGTTCAGTTTCCGGGCCAGTGGTGCAACGGTTTCGGGGGCGAAAATCTGCTCAAGTTCTGCAATTGCTGCCGCTCGTGCCGCACCAAAGGGTTTGGCAAATTCAACCGGATCAATCTTCACCGCCTCGCGGGCCCGGCGCGCCAGATCGTAAAGGCTGCGGTTCGCCGCATCAACCTCGGCGTCAAGGGCCCTTGGACCTGCAACATCACCAAGTCCGCCGGTTACCGCCGCCACAGCACGCTCCGCCTCGCGGCGTGCAAGCGCCTCCTGGGCTGCGATCAGCCCGCGCGCCTGATCAGCCGCTGCCCCGTAGGTGTCGGCAAGGGCCTCGACATCACCCGCCAGATCGCGCAAGCTTCGCAACCGCTCGCTCGCATCGGCCAGCCGGTCACTGGCCTCGCCTGCAACTTCTGCCTTCTCTCCCAGATCGAAGAACAAGGCAGCAAGCGGCAGGCCGACCGCCACCACCGCGCCCAGAACCGCGCCCAGCGGACCAAATCCGCCGAGAAGCTGCGGGGCCTGTTGTGCAAAGGCGCGTGTGGCCGCAGTGCCGGCGGCCACCTGAACGGCAAAATCCTGCACCTGAAAGGCGACATTCTGAACCGCAAGCCGGCTCGAAGAAGCGGAGCGGGAAAGACGCCGGTTGGCGTTTGCTGCCCGCGTGGCAGCCGCAGCCTGCATATCGAGCGCCCCGCTTGCCTGACGTGCCGCACGGACTGCACGCTGCGCGGCTGTCGCCGCAGACACATCCGCTCGCGCCAGTTTAAGAGCCGCGCGGGCAGCCTTGTCCCTTGCCCGGGCTGCTTCAAGGGTGCTGGCCGCGGCTTTGGTGTTCCCGGCCGTGGCACGTTTCTGTGCCCGGTCAAGGTCGCGGGCAGCCACAGCTGCGGTGCGCGCCGAACGGGCATGAACGGCATTGGCCCGTGCAACCTCATCGCCGGAGCGCCTGACCGCCGCATCAAGCCGCTTGATATCGGCCGCTGCCGCCTTCGTGTCGGCCGTGATGCGCAGTGCAAGGTCAAGATTGTTGTCTGTCATCGTCAATTACCAGGGGTTTCTGCCACCGTTATCTGCCACCGTTATCTGCAAGCCCTGCTTCCGCTCAGGGCGAAACCCGCAAGAGCTGCCATCATCGTGTCCACCCCGCGCAACCGCTCGTGCTCGGCGGCACGGGCATAAAGAACCATCTGCCGCCAGGTGAGCGAGGCCATCACCTCACCGGGTCGCCCGTGTCCTGCGCCTGCAAGGATTGAGAGGAGGTCAGCGAGGCCCACCAGGCGCCCATCGTCTCCCGGCCCAGATGCTGGCCCAGAAGACGCGCGGTAAAAAAATCGGCATTGACCTCCCAGACCGCCTGCGTGAGCATCCCCGCACCGGGCTCGCGCAGCCGCGCAATCCAGTCCGCCTCCCGCGCGATCGAGATTGCACAGGTTTCCAGCCACAGATCCCCATGGGCGCCCAGAACCTGCGCCACCCGCGCCGGCGTCATGCCGCCATCCACACCCACGAGGGCGGCCAGGTCCTCAATCAGCGCCCGCGCCGTCGCCTGCACCTTCAGTCCCTCGCGAAACCGGAACTCGCGCACGGTTACGCAAACTTCCTCGCCGGTGTCAGGATCGTTCAGGACAAGATCGCGGTCAGGCAGGAGTATCGCCGCCTCCTCAAGACGTGGATCAGGGGTTGGCGCCTGATCCGCGGCCTGTTCCGCCTTTGCTGCTGTCCTTGTTGCTCTGTTTGTTGTGCTCTTTGTTACTCTTGGGCGCTTCGTCATGCGTGTCACCTGTCAGTTCAGGGGGTCAGGTTCAGGATATCAGGTTCAGGGACGGGTCAAGCGGGATGAAAATCTCCGGAAAACAGACCGCGTGAAACATCACCCGCCTTCAGGGCCATAGACAACCAGTGCATCACCCTGTGCCGGTTCAAGGATTTCCACCTGAAGCGGCAATTGCTGCTCGGTTGTGCGCGACTTGAGCGCCATCTGCCCGTTGGGGCCGATCGTGCAACGCGGCGCAAAGATGCGCTTTCCGGTGCCAACCGAAGCCTGCTCGATATACCGCAACCCGAACTCGCGCACCTGGACCCCTGAAGAAACCGCACGGCGCAGGGACCCGGCCAGCGGCGTATAGGTGACGAGAGCCTTGTCCGGACTGCCGGTCAGGGTCCTGAACATAATCCGGCCGTTTTGCGCATCGACCGCGAAATTCGCACCCGCCAGCGGCTGTTTGGCTGCCGTGCCCTTTTTCGTCGCAACCGTCACGGCCGGATCAATCCCCCAAACCCCTTCGGGACGCTGCCTGCCGGTGCCAAGCTGATACCAGACGCCTGCGCGGGGATTGTCAATCGCCTCCTCGCTGACTTCTGCGGCCGTCTGCGCATCCGTGCCCGCTTCCCCCAGAATGTAAAGCGCAAGATTGTCCGCCGTCATGTCGCGCAACGCCAGATCAATGCGCCGCGTCACCGAAACCGGCTGATGAACCAGCCGTTCTGCAACCGGCCCGTCAGCGCTCTCGATCGTGATATACTCCGTGCTCACCGCCACAGAAGCCGAAACGCTTTCACCCAGATAACGTTCGCCACCTTCCGGGCCAATCAGGTACAGTTCTCCCGCTCCAACCACCACGTGGTTGTCATGATGTTCTCGTGCCAGGCTCATCGGCCATCTCCTTTCGGGGTTTGCTGGTTGTGTAATCGTGCAGGCATGGACGGGTCGATACGGGCATTGGAGGTCGGGGCCGGCGCGCGCAGCCACCAGTCCAGCCGGTATTCGTCGCGCCATTCCAGCCGCCCGCCGTCAAGGTCCACAAGGGTGCCCCGCTGAAACGCCAGCGGCGCGGCAGCCCCCTGTGGGGAAAAGCCTGCCAGTTGCCGCCGCGCGGCATCCAGTGTCCCGGCAAGGCTCTCGCGGGTAGCGGACCTGTGGCCGGGGTCGTTGGGTGCTGCCAGAAGCGTATGCACGCCCACCACCATGCTCACAGGGTGGAGCACGGGGGCACTGCCGCCCGGCTCTGCCCGGACCGCCTCGGTGAGCGGCAGGACGAACGCCGCAGGCGTGCGGGGCCAGTCCCTGAGTGCGGCCGCATCCAGTCCGGTAAACACCCGCGCGTAAATCCCCTCCAGCCGCGCTGCAATCTCATCAAGTGCGGAAAACATCTCGACCCGGTACGCTGCCATCATACCGCCTCCTCGAGAGTGCGGGCGATGATCTTCAGGATCGAGGCGCGGTCTGCCGCATCAACCCCCAGAAACGGCCTTGCCGGCATCGTGATCGTGTGTGCGCCAATGTCGGCAATCGCGACCGGTATCGCACCCGCCTTGCGTTTTCGTGTGTTCTTTCGTGCCGCAAACCGCCCGGCCCCGTCAAAGGCCAGAACCTGTTTGCGCGCCTTTCTCCTGATCTCTCCGCCGAACTGGTGAATGGCGGCATATTCCACATTGGTGCCAACCTCCGCACTGTGAGGCGTGACGCGCGTGGTGATCGACCGGCGCAGCCGGGCCGTATCGGTAAGTGTAAGACCGGATTCCTTTTTTGCGCGGATGCTTTTCTTCCATGCTTTTCCATCCGGGCCGGTGGCCGTCTCAAAGCGCCCGGCCGTTGATGCCTCAAGTCGCACCGCAATTGCCTCCATCACCGGCGTCAAATCGGTCAGTCGCGCCGAGAGCGCCGAAAGCGCCTCTCCAGCATGGGCGTTATCAACATCCACCGTCAGGCGTACCATCAAAGCCCCTCCAGCCCCGTGCGCGCAAAACGGGGAGCCGCACCCCTCACGGCACCATCAAAACGGTCCTTCGGTGACGCAAGCCGCCCTTCATGTGTCACCAGATCATATCCGCCCGCGCCGATCTTGCGCAGTTTCGCGCGGGCGCGCATCGCGCGCTCCTTCACAGTCTCCGGAACAGCATCGTCATAAAGCCGGACCCGGGCAATGTCGCAGGCAATCGCGGTCAGAAGCGGATAGGTGCCTTCAGGCAATGGCAATGACCAGCGCGCGGCAATCACCGCATCAATCTCGGCAGCCGCATCGCCAAGGGCAGCCGCAATGCGCGGCCAGGTCCGCGGACCCGTGCCCGCATCAAGGCTCCCGATTTCCTCCGCACCGAAACGGCTGATCAGATCATCGCGCGTCGCGTAACCCATTCCACCGGCTCCTGTCAGGCCAGCCAGGGCACGACCATCACTTCGGCCCAGCCCTTTACCGTGTTGGTCTCTCCGGTTGCGGCAAACTCGTTGTTCATCAGCTTCATGGCCGCTTCGCGCTGTGCGGGCGGGACCACCAGATGGGTGGGCATGATCCCCAGGGGACGGCCCTCATCGCCCTTCATGCCCTCCATCGCCTGATAGACCGTGATGAAGTTTTCTGCCGTGAGCGCCTCGGAGGAGGCTGCCGCCAGTTGCCACAGACCAAATCCCACATTGTCGCGGCAATGAATGCCATAGAGGAACTCGCGCCGCGAAAAGACGTTCTCGTCCTCCTCGCGATCAAGACGCACGATCATGTCGCCAGCCTTGCGGTTCTGGTAGATCAGCGGTCGCATCGCGCTGCGCGACAGATCCATCAGATACCACTTGGGCGGGGCATTGCCGTAGCGGTTGGACACCGCGCCCGCACCCTTCACCTTGTGATCGGTCGCAAAGAACATTTTACCATCAAAACACTTCGTCTTGTGGCCGTCCTTCAAAAGCCCCCAGACCATCTCGTCGGGATGGGCCGCTGCCGCCTCACCCATATGGGCAAATTGCGGCGTATAGACCCCGTACTGGTCATCCTCGATCGCGTTCTTGTCCACCGCAACCGTCAGCTCGAAATCCCGGTTGTGGATCTCGAAGGAATGCTCGGTCAGATCCTGCGCCACCCGCTCGCCCAGCCATTCGCGCATCGAGGGCAGCTTGCCCAGCCAGGGATAGAGATTGGTGGCAGTGGTCGACATCGTGGTCATCGCCACCTGTCCATACTGGCTGCGGGCCTGCCAGCCCGTGTATGCTGCCTGAAACGCCGCATTATAGGCCGTGGCCAGCGTCGCCAGATTGCCTCGGTTGATAATCATTGTCAGAGCCTTTCGTTAATAGGGTAAGGGGCGTTAGAACAGGAAGGGGATGCCGGTCGCCACCCAGGCCCCGTCATCATCGACGGATACCAGACGACCGACATTGGCGGCATTGTTCTGATTGCCACCCGTCTTCGCGGTCCGGCGGACGGTATGAGCGTCATGGCCAAAGACTGCATCGCCAACATGGGCCCTGGTGAGAACGGCATTCCCGGCATCATTGGCCCAGCGGAAAACGCCCGTGCGGGCACGAACATTCACGTCGCCAGCCGCGCCGTCGCCATTGTCCACCGTGGCCTCGCAGCGCCCGACCACCACAAGGGCGTTCTTCGTGCCCTCGGCCGCCATCGCATAGGCCTGTGCATTGCCCTGTGCATCAAGCGCGACCATCTGGCCGGCCTTTATCGTCGCGCCTGCGGCAACGCCATAGTCCTCGACAAAATCATAACCGCCGGTGCGGCGGGGTGTGTGATGTTCAGGCATTCATGGCCTCCTTGCGCCCGTTGGCGCTTTTCGTGAAATCTTCAGCAGTAATGCCGGTCGCCCGGCAAACCGCCAGTTCCGCATCCGTCAGGCTGGACGCCTCGCGTACGGGTGCGCCATCAGGAACCACCTGACCCTGTGGCAGGATCGACGCTGCTGCCGTGACAAATGCATCGAACCCTTCAGGGTCCTTGCCCGCATAGCCAAGCGCCCAGTCCCGCTGGGCCGGTGCAATCTTGCCGGCCTGTGTTGCTGCATCCACCGCCGCCGTGGCCCGTTCCTCGGCACGCGCCGTCTCCACCGTGTTAAGCCGGGCTGTTACCCGGTCAAACTCGGCGCGCGGTACAAACCGGCCAGGGTCCGGATCAGGATCGGGATCACCGCCATCCTCCCCGCTATCACTCCCGGCCCGCGTTTCGGCCCGGGCCGCCGCCAGAATAGCGTCGCTACCCGCATCATCATCAAGTTCGAGTGCCGAGCGGGTCTCGGCCAGCACGCCTGCGGCGCGATGCGCCGCACCGGCAGCGGCCACAACAGTCGCCTCATCAGCCTCCGCACCAAGCCCGAGAACTGTGCGCAATTGTTCAATATCCATGCCGGATACCTCCTTCATCTGTGTTATATCTCTGCCTTCTGCACCCGCCCGCGCCAGCGCGGTCATGTGCAGTGCCGGATCGTTCACCAGCGCCGCACCCACGATCACCAGAACCCGCCGCGTCTCGCTGTCGTGAAGAAACGTGGGGCTGATATAGCGGTATTCCCGGGCACGGATCATCCCGGAGGCCCGCGCCGTCCAGCGCACCGCACCCCAGACCGCACCATCACGCACAAACACGCGATCAATCCAGCCCGCCGCCGGTGCCGGCTGGCCGTTCCATTGGGAAAGCTGTGACTGATGCTCGTAATCAACTACAAGATCCACACCCCCCGTGCCGCGAAGCGCCATCGTCGCACCCACCACATCATCCGGGTCCGGATTGATCACCGGCATGCGACCGTCATGGGCACGAAACAGCACCGCACCTGCCGGCATCAAGAGACTCTGCGATCATTGAAAATAAAGGCTTTTACCTAACGGGCACATTTCCACAAATGAGATGTGTGCATACGGTAGGCTCTCCCCAGGGCGCATCGTGGGGCGTATCGCGGGACATCAATCCGGGATCAGGAACAGTCATGGCCGCGACACTACCACCCTTCGCGCGCGCCGTGCAGCGGACCATGGTCCGCTGACGCAAGGGCTCGATCAGGACTATGATCGGCCCATATCACAGCCGCGCCGACCTGCCGGCGCGAACAACAAACCGGATGGCTGCAGCGCACGCGCGGCCACCTCAAGACAGCGAGGCACCCCATGAGCGTCGATCTCAACCTCGGCCATACCCGCCAGATCCTCAGTGCTGCCATGCGCCACGGCCTGCGCCGCAACGAGGCAGCCTATGTGCTGGCCACCGCATTCTGGGAAACCGCCCGCACCATGGAGCCGGTGCGCGAGGCATTCTGGCTGTCTGAAGCCTGGCGCAAGAAGAACCTGCGCTATTATCCCTGGTACGGGCGCGGCTTCGTGCAACTGACATGGGAACGCAACTACCACAAGGCAAGCGGAGAACTGGGCATTGATCTGACAACCGACCCCGACCGGGTCATGCAACCGGATATTTCCGCGGAAATCCTCGTCATCGGATCACGCGACGGCTGGTTTACCGGCCAAAAACTCGGCGACTACCTCACACCCGAAACCTCCAACTATCGCGGCGCACGCCGCGTCATCAACGGTACCGACAAGGCAGCAGCAATCGCCGAAATCGCCCGCGAATACGAAACGGCCCTCACCCGGGACGGCTACTCAGGCGAAAAAGCCCCAACCGTCGTCAATGACCGCCGCGACGGCACAGCCCCCCGCCGGAACCCCATGCAATCAACCACAAACCAGGCAACGCTTGCCGCCACAACAGGCACACTTGCCGCGCAATCGCAAACCGTGAAGGAAACGGTCGGCAGCTACAGCGAAACCTTCGGCATCCCGCCCCAGCTCATCCTTGTCGTCATCGTGCTCGGGGCACTCGCATGGATATTCCGCGAACGCCTGCGCAAATGGGCCGAAGGAGACCGGTAATGGCAATCCTTTCCCTGGTCGCACGCCTGATCGGCGGGGGGTTTCTCGACCGCATCCTCGATACCGTGGACCGCAAGGTTCAGGCCGAAACCGACCGCAACGCAATCAAGGGCGATATCCTGCGCGAACATCTGCGCACCCGCGCCGGATGGATGCGCGCCGGCGGCTTCTGGCTCATGATCCTCTTCGCCGCACCCCTTGCCTTCTGGTTTGGCGCCGTCGTCATCTATTCCGTCCTGTGGTGCGCCGCATGCGCCTACCCCAAAGACTGGACCATCGCAGCACTCCCGCCCCCGCTCGATGAATGGGCAGGCATCATAATCATTTCCATATTCGGCGTCATCGGCGTCACCGGCCTGCGAAAATAAC